TGTATTGGTTCATGGGTTTAACGTAAGTGACCGTGGTGAAGGTAGCACAGACATGCTATCACCTTCGCTGCGCAAGGGTGGCTTTGATGTACTTGAGGCAGACTATGGGCACCTTGACTTGTTTGGTGTTCGCACATGCAACCGACATATTGCACATATAATTGCACGAATGGCACCGCGGGGTTCCGTTGGCATTGGACATAGCAATGGGTGCACGATATTGCAGCAAGTAAGTCACATAGATTTCAACCGACTAAGCGGACTTGTGTTAATCAATCCAGCCCTGGATGCCAGTGCAAGGTTTGGGAGAAACATTGACTTTGTTCATGTTTACTCAAGCAAAACTGACTATGTTGTTAAGCTGTCATCCTATCTCGTTGGACACGATTGGGGAGCTATGGGTCAGGTAGGCTACACGGGTGACGATGACCGGGTGATTAACTTCACACTACCATACCCCGGTCACATGGGCATCTTTGAGAACTTCGAGGATGATTATGCAGATGTTATGGTTTCCCGCGTGAAGCGTACCATTGGTTACACATCAATGTAAGGAGTAAGACATGGGCTCTATTGATGAGATTAAGCAGCTATTGATGCTGCTATTTGAGGGAGAAGTGGGTACTTTTGCTTACTTCTTATTTGTAGGATTGGTTATGTTCTACATTATCAACTATGCCACAGCGTTTCTTAAGCGAGCAGTTATGAACACTTTTTATCTAATGCGTTTCAAGCGTAGTAGCTTTCTCAACATTGGTGACAAGGTGGAAGTTATATGTGATGGCGCGCAATCTTTTGTTGGAACAATCCGGGACATTACATGGTCACGAGCAATCATTGAGGACGATACTGGCAGACATAGGTGGGTATTATACAAGCCGTTGTCTGCATTCATGTCAGAGACCATAGTTAAACTAGAGCCGCGAGGTAAGCAATGAACGTAACTTATGTTGAACGCATTACACCGCCCTGGGTTGCTAACAGGGCGGCATCTATTACCGCACATGGGAAGAAAGTCAAAGCACCTATGAAAGCCTGGTACAAGACAGAGCATTCCCCTATCCGATGTGAATTGTGGTGGGTTGAATTGGATGACCTACCGACGTTCGTGTCTACTCACCTTGTGAGACACAAGCATGGTGTTGAGCATTTTGTTGAGTCGCATCGGGAAGACCGAGGTGGCTCTGGTGAAGAAGACCGAAACAGTCCTGTACGCCATGCGATGGTTATCAACTCACAAGCGTTGATACAGATTTCACGGAAGCGGCTTTGTTACCAGAGCCACATCAGAACCGTGGCTGCCTGGAAAAAAGTACGCAATGCTATGCCTAAGGAGCTACGTGAGCATATGGTTCCTGAATGTGTTTATCGTAATGGCATGTGCCCTGAGTTTAAGGAGTGCAAGCCAGGTATGACTAATGTACTACGCGCTTATGGAGTATCCAGCGATGACAAGTGAAACAATTGGTCTTATTGATGGTGATGTACTTTGCTACACCTATGCATTCCGCAATCAAGATGAATTTGATTGGGATGGTGATGGTGAAGTAACCATATCATCTGATGTTGATAAGGCGATTGAAGAAGTAGACGACCACCTTATTGACCTGTACGAGACGCTTAACCTTGACCATATGATTGTATGTATATCGTCTGCGGTGGGTAATTGGCGTAAACTGATACTGCCTGAGTATAAGGCTAACCGAGTCAAGTCAAATCGACCTGAGGCTTTCTACGGCATACGCCATCATCTATTGCACAAGTATGACTCCCGTTGCTGGTCTATGTTGGAAGCAGATGACGTGATGGGAATCTTGTCTACCGATGATGAGCTGCTGCCAGGCAACAAGATCATTGTTTCGATTGACAAGGATATGCAGACCATACCGGGGTGGCTATGGAATGGCGACCCTGATGTGACAATCAGGAATATCAAGGAACGTGAAGCGGACTACAACCACATGTTGCAAACGCTAACCGGGGATTCCACGGATAACTACAAAGGCTGCCCTGGCATTGGTAAGAAAAAGGCAAAGGCGCTGATTAAAATGGATCAACCTGTAGATGTTATGTGGAGCCGTGTGGTTGAGGCTTTTCAGAAGAAAGACCTAACTGAATATGATGCGTTGATCCAAGCCAGGGTTGCTAGGATTCTACGCACATCTGACTATGACTATGAGAATGGCGAGGTTTTGCTATGGGAACCGTAGGAGACAGATACAACGAAGATAAGCCAATGGTGTCGCTGGTACTAGATGCGCACTATGGTATCGAGGGAATGGCGTATGTCCTGGAACATGGGTTGAACAAGTACAGCCGAGGTAACTGGATGAAAGGCTTATCCCATACTGAAATATGTGACAGTCTACTTCGCCATGTCATGGCATACCTGAGTGGCGAGGATGAGGACAGAGAGTCTGGTCAACTGCATGTGGACCACATCGCAGTGAATGGCTTGTTTTTGGCAGACATGGCGCGCAGGCGTCCTGACCTAGATGATAGGAGTGTTGAAGATGACGTTTAATCCGTCCGTTAGATCAAAGTTTACAGCGCGTAAGGCGTACAATAGGCCACTAAATGAAGATGAGGATAGATTCGAGACGTGGGAGGATACAGTCAGCCGTGTAATTGTTCACCAAGCATGGCTATGGGAGCGGGCTAAGGGTGACGAATTAAATCAAGGTGAAATTGAGGAACTTGAGGAACTACGAGAATTACACCTTAGCCGGAAAGCCACTCTGGCAGGCAGAACGCTATGGATTGGTGGGACTGACATTTCACGAACACGCGAAGTGTCTAACTTCAATTGTTCATTCACTGAGGTTGCTACGGTTTATGACCTGGTAGATGTATTTTGGTCATTGCTGAACGGTTCCGGCGTGGGATTCAAGCCTAAGAATGGCATCCTAAACGGATTCCGTGATTACATTCCGAACATTGAGATTCTACGGTCAGAATGTACCGACAAAGGCGGACGCGAGACTAACCTAGAATCGTGGGACACAGTCACTAAACACTGGACCATAAGTGTAGGTGACTCAGCGGAAGCATGGGCCAGGGCACTCGGGAAACTGATTGCTGGTAAGTATCCAGCGGATACACTGACCATTGACCTTCGCGAGATTAGGCCAGCAGGTAAGCGGCTTAAAGGGTACGGATGGATTTGCTCAGGTGACCGTCAGCTAGCAGATGCAATGCGAAAGATTGCTGAATTGATGAACCGTAGAGCCGGATCGTTGCTAACCAAGATTGACATCATGGATATTGTGAACCTGATGGGGACTGTGTTGTCATCGCGTCGCAGTGCCGAGATTTGTCTGATGGACTATGATGATCCGGAAGCACACGAGTTTGTTACTGCTAAGAAAGACTACTATCTGAAAGGTCTGGATCATCGCAGTCAGTCTAACAATTCAATCGTGTTCTGGCGTCAACCTTCCAAGAGGGAATTGCGACACATATTCGATACGATGCTTGAGTGTGGCGGAAGTGAGCCGGGGCTTATCAATGGTGAACAAGCGGCTGCCAGGGCACCTTGGTTTGCTGGGTTAAACCCTTGCTTAGCTGGTGATACATTGGTTCCTACTGATGATGGAATCAAGCGTATTGATGAGCTAGCAGGCAGCAGTCATGTAATCTGGGATGGCGAAGGTAACAAGGTTAAAGCTAAGTTTGAGCAAACTTCACCTTCCGCAAGTGTTATCAAGGTAAGCTTGTCTGATGGTTCAGACATTACTTGTACGCCTAACCATAGGTTTGTTCTGGATGATGGGACGTTCATTAGGGCAGACAAGTTAACCAAGGGAGCTAAGCTTAAGCCAGCATACATTACCGACAAGATTGGTAGGGAAATCTCGGTAGAGTCTGTAACCCCATTGGAGCAAAGGATTCCGGTCTATTGCGCAGGAGTACCTACTACTGGTTCGTTTGATTTGACCAATGTCCATTCTGGCAATTGCGGTGAAATTTTGTTACCTAACAAGGGCTTGTGTAACCTTGCGTCCATCGACCTGCAAAAATTCAAGGGTGATACCCAAGGTCTACACCGGGCAGCCCATCTAATAGCTCGTGCTAACTATCGCCAAACATTGGTTAACCTGGATGATGGCGTACTCCAGGAAGCCTGGCATCTCAATAATGAGTTTCTACGTTTATGTGGTGTATCACTCGCTGGTGTAGTTACTCGCGATGATATGAAATCCTATGAGTACCAGCAGCTACAACGTACGGTTACATCAGCAGCCTATGGAATGGCTGATGAGCTCGGCATGCAGCGTCCTAAGAACGTGACCACGATTAAACCCGATGGCACATTCTCAAAAATTGCAGACACCACAGCCGGGGTGCATCGACCAATGGGACGATTCATATTTAACAACATTGGCTTGAGCATACATGATCCGATGGTGCAAAAGATGAAGGATGCAGGCTATCGTGTATTTGAGAAGCCTGGGGAGCCTGAGACAGCACTGGTAACTATCCCGGTAGACGAGGGCAGTAACATTCAGTTCGACAAAGATGACCAAGGCAAGGAGGTCAACCTAGAGTCTGCATGGGAGCAACTTGAGCGCTACCGCAAACTCCAGCGTAACTGGACGCAGCAGAATACGTCAGTCACTATCTATTATGACCCTGAGGAAATACCTGACATTGTTGTTTGGATGTATTCGTATTGGAATGACTATGTCGGCGTGTCTTTCCTACTGAGGCCAGACCCTACCAAGACGGCAGCGGACCTTGGCTTTCCTTATCTACCACAGGAGGTCGTCGATGGTGAGACTTTCGCGAACTACGTATCTGGACTATCCGAGGTATCCTTCGATGACATGAGCAACGAATCCGACCTGGATATGCCTGATGAGAACTGCGCAGGCGGGGCTTGTCCCGTACGCTAAACAATCACGGGGCCACTTATGTGGTCCCATTTATTAGAGAGGTAACTATGTCAGAACTACCAATGCTAGCAGTCGATTTGATCGAGTATCTCGATAAGCAGTATCCACATCGTTGCCCAAGGATGAGCGATAATGACCGGGAAATCTGGATGTACGCGGGTAAACGCGAGCTGGTGGATACACTGATTGCATCACTAAATGAACTTGAAGATGAAAAGGAGGCAAGTAATGTGCGCGTTTACACCTAATGTAGATCAGCCTGATTATGATGAGCAGCGCAGGCGTATGCGGGAGAATCAATTGCAGATTGAGTCAGAAGAAGAAAGGCGTCGTCGTGCCGCGGCAACCGGCACTAGCTCGCTGATTATTCCGCGAGATGGCAAGTCTGGTAATGCTCCCACTAACACTAAGCCAACAGGGTTGAATATCTAATGGAAATGCAAGCCAGTAATAACGAGACCATGCAACAGCGTTATGATAGGTTAGCTTCTAATCGCTATTCCGTGCTAGAGAGGGCTCGTGATGCTGCTAAGCTGACCATTCCATCGCTGTTACCGCCCGAGGGATTCACCGAATCTCAAACACTTCCGGAACCATACCAAGGCTTGGGTGCACGCGGAGTGAATAACCTTGCATCTAAATTGCTCTTGGCGCTTATTCCACCTAACCAAAAGTTTTTCCGTTTATCCCCTGATTCTCAAGTCATGGAACAGATGAGTGAATTAGACCCTAGTGCTATCTCCAAGATAAAGCAAGAGCTTTCCAAGGTAGAGTCTAACATCATGACCGATATAGAGACCCATAATACGCGGGCAAAGGTCTTTGAGGCCATGCGTTTGTTGGTCTCAACAGGTAACGCCTTGGTACATATGCCGGCCGATGGAGACCTAACGGTCTACAGGCTGGATCAATATGTCATTCGTCGAGACAAGGCTGGCAATGTTATAGAGATTGTTATCAAGGAGGAAGTCTCTCCGGATACGCTCGACAAGGAGGTTATTGATAAATGCGAGGTGCATGAAGACGCGGAAAGTGTTGATGTATATACGCATGTTCGCCGAGCTACAAGCAAATGGAGAGTATCGCAAGAAATCAATGACATTAAGGTGCCAGGCAGTGCTGGTACATATCCATTTGAGAAGAATGCATACATTCCCCTGCGTTGGACTAGCATGTCAATGGATAACTACGGACGCAGCCTTGTTGATGAGCACATGGGTGACCTACGCTCATTCGAGGCCATTAGTCAATCCATGATTGAGTTTGCTGCTAACGCTTCACGACTAATCTGGCTTGTCAGTCCTAATGGAATGACTCGCAGGCGTGACCTAGAGAAAGCAGTTAACGGAGAGTTTGTTGCTGGGCATGACGAAGATGTTACGGCACTAATGATGGATAAATTTCCGGATTTCCGTGTAGTACAAGAGGTTTCGGTAACTATTCAACGGAGGCTTGAGCAGGGCTTCTTGCTTCATACCGCAGTACAGCGCGATGCTGAACGTGTTACTGCGCAGGAGATTCAATACTTAGCTCAAGAGCTCGAAGATGCGTTAGGCGGCGTATATTCAGTATTGGCTCAAGAGTTTCAGGTTCCTTTCCTAAACCGCAAGATGGTACAGCTACAGCGCCAAAACAAGATTCCTTCGTTCCCTAAAGAGTCCATCAATCCGCAGATTACTACGGGCTTGGAAGCACTTGGTAGGTCCAGGGACATTATTAAGCTGAATAATTTCTTGTCGAATGTCGCTCAGTTACCAGAGCACGTACAGCAACGCTTGGAACCTGGTGATTTGTTGCGCCGACTCGCAGCAGGACACGGCATCGACACGACGGGTCTTGTCAAGTCTGAGGAACAGATTGCACAAGAGCAGCAACAAGCGCAGATGGCACAAGCCGCACAGGAGTCTGCACCTGGGGTAGCTCAGGAGGCAGCTAAAGCAATGGCAAATCAACAGCAACAGAGAGGTGAATAGAATGAACGTGTTTGAGTTTATTGGAAGCGTAGTAAATTCTATCAAGGGCGTACAGCCACATGTAGAATCGTGTCCATTTTGTCTTTCCGAGGATACGTACCTTGTCTATGATGAATTGGAGTTATCTCGCTATGTAGAGTGTGGTGAGTGTGGTGCTACTGGTCCGCACATCATGGACAAAGAAGAACTGGAATTGGTGAGTCATGACCACCTTGCACTGGTTTACTGGAATGAATTGTATCGGGAGGAAGAATTTGATGACTGATGAAACCAAAGCAAGTACCACGGTGACTGCGGAAGATAAACCTAAGCGTCGTAGTGCACCTAAGAAAACTCAGGCACCTAAGCAGTCACAGCCTGAGCCGCGTGTTCGTTGGAAAGCCGAAACACCTATCAAAGTCACAAAGGATGGTCATCAAACCATCTATACCTATGCAAACCGGGAGGTACGTAAATGAGCCAAGACAGCAACAGTCCTGATACACCTGTAGATTCTGGTGATAACCAAGACATCAATGTGCAACCTAATGTCCAGGGTGGTCAGCAAGACTTTGACACCGGAGTAAGCGAGGGAGACCAAGCAGCCAAGGATAAGCAGGCCATCGAAAAGTATGAGCAGCATCTTGCTGGGCAGGAATCTGAGGGTGACAGCGACACGCAAGGTGATGACAGCGATTCTGGTGATAATCAGGGTGACACCGCTGACGAAGGCAAACAGACTGATGAGGGAGACGACAGTAACCCTGAGGACGACGAAAGCTTGCAGCCTTTCTTTAAGGAGTTTGCTGAGAATGGTGAGCTATCTGAGGAATCTTACAATCAACTTAAGGAGCGGGGCATCCCGCGTAAGATGGTTGATGAGTATATCCAGACTCGGCAATCCGTGTCGCAAGCAATCACTCAAGCCGGCTATCAGGCAGTAGGTGGCGAGGATCAATTCAAGTCAATCGCTGAATGGGCCAAGTCAAATGTTCCTGAGGCCGAACTGCAAGAGTATAACCAAGCAGTTAGCTCTGGTGACATTAACAAGGCTTTAGAAGCGGTATCGAATCTCAAGTCAAAGTACGAAGGCGCGGTAGGCCAGGAGCCAAAGCTTGTCGGACAGACTAGCTCACCATCCACGACTACCCAAAGCGGATACCAGTCTATGGCTCAGTTAACTGAGGCCATGCGTGATCCACGTTACAAGACAGACCCCGCATACCGTGCCGAGGTACAGGCAAAGTTACAAAGGTCGAAGCTTAAATAAGCTTCGGCTTCATTTTGTAAATCCGTCACATTCGTGACATTCTTTTGAAACTTTAGGAGGGCTTTATTATGGCAACAGCTAATGTAAACCACGTAGGTCAGATTGATATGTCTGGCGACC